AGGGTTTTTGTTCAACCATGAAGGAGTAAGAAGAGGGGAAGAGTTTGTGACTCGCAAAATTACAAAAAATGTCGCCAGAATTCTTGTAGAATTTGAATTAGGTAAAGAAATTGAACCTTTACAATTAGGTAATGTAGATTCAAAAAGAGACTGGAGTGATGCTGAAGATTTTGTTCAAGGTGTCTGGTTGATGTTGAACCAAGATAGGAAAGATCCAAAAGAATATGTTTTATCTTCCAATGAGACTCACACTATTAGAGAGTTTGTGGAAGAGGCTTTTAATTTTGCTGGATTTCACAGAAGCCAATGCAAATGGAAGGGTGAAGGGTTGGAAGAAAAGTATTTTCACGGATCTGATCTTCTTGTAGAGATCAACAAAGATTTTTACAGACCAGCAGAGGTTGATTTGTTATGGGGAGACTCTACTAGAGCTAGAGAAGAGTTGGGTTGGGAGCCAAAAACTAATTTTTTTCAGCTTGTGAAAAAAATGATTGACCGAGATGTGGCGGCAGTTTACCCTTACCCGTGAGCAAAAAAAAGGGTCCGAATAAAAGAGAAATCTTATTTAGATTATTAGACGTTCCCGATAAAGGAAGAAGACCTTTCTTTGCTAGGGAAATGAAAATGCTCAACGATCTTTGTGATCGTTACTCGCAGGATTTCATGGCTATTGTCTACTTCGATAAGAAGTTCGACTCTTTAGCTTATCTTGTCAGCGACAAGCTGAAAGAAACTCTTGACGAAAAATTCAGAGCTTTCAATTTTAAGGTTGACTTATCCAAGTATAAGACCTATGATATAGGCGATAAGTCGGGGCAAGATAGCAATGTGCTTCGTAAAACTAAAACAATAAAAGACTTTTTAAATGAGTGATAACATAGAACCAGCAAATATCCTTGGTAATTTTTTAAAAGCAAACAAGGACGATCATTTTAATTTCGAAGATACGGTGGAATACAAAGTTTCTAGCGGTTCCCTACAGTTAGATTACCATCTTGCTGGGGGCTTTGGTCCTGGGTTGCATCGATTCACGGGAGTTAACGAAGGTGGCAAAACCTCTGAATCTTTGCAGGTTATGAAGAACTTTTTAACTAGTGTAGATAAATCTAGAGGTGTGTATATCAAAGCGGAAGGAAGGTTAGGTCCAGAAGTTAAAGAAAGATCTGGGGTTAAATTTGTTTTTTCTCCAGAAGAGTGGGTGGATGGAACTTGTTTTGTTTTCGAGAGTAATGTTTACGAAGCGGCTATGACTCTAATCAGACAGTTGATTACCAATAATGACGATAAGATTAAATATTGCTTTATCCTAGATTCTGTAGATGGTTTAATTAAGAAGGACGATTTAGCGAAAGGTTTTGAAGAGAGTAGCAAGGTAGCAGGTGGTGCGGTAATTGCTTCTGATTTTTGCAAAAAAACTAGCACTGCGTTAGGTAAAAGGGGACACATGGCTATTTTCATCAGTCAAGTCAGAGCGGATATCAAACTAGATCCTTATTCAAAAGCGCCTGTCCGTCAGACTACAGCTACAGGAGGTAATGCGTTATTGCACTTCGCTAACAATATTATGGAGTTTGAACCTAGATTTAAGGGCGATTTGATTTTGAAAAATCCAACTGTAAAAACTATAGACTCTAAAAAAAATCCAATCATTGGACACCAAGCTAAAGTGACGATTAAAAAATCCGCTCACGAAAATACGAACATGACTATCTCTTATCCTATAAAATATGGACGTATTAATGGCACATCTATTTGGGTAGAAAAAGAAGTCGTAGACTTACTATATGCTTGGGAGTTTATGCAGAAGAAAGGAGCTTGGATTAAACCCACAGAAGATTTTTTAGATTTGCTAAAAGAAAACAAATTTGACTTTCCAGAAAAAATACAAGGAGATAATAATTTATTTAAAACTATCGAAGACAACAAAGACTTGTGTGAATTTCTGATCAACTATTTCAAAGAACAAATTGTAGCATGAAATTTGTTGACCGATACGGCAAAGAAAGAAATCTGAAAAATGCGAAGAAATATTTAATTGATTGGGAAAAACCTAGCAGAAGTAAATTTCAAACTACTGTAAAAAAATTCTTGTATAAATACTGGAAAAATGACATTGTTTTTGAAGAGTTCCGTGTGGTTGGCAGCAGATTAACTTTAGACTTTTACAACGCTAATAAAAAAATAGCCGTAGAAGTTCAGGGAGCGCAACACACAAAATTTGTTAAGTTTTTCCACAAAAACCATTTTAAATATGCTGATCAACTTAAAAGAGATGAGCATAAATTAAACTTTTGCAAGGCTAATGAAATTCAGCTAGCAGAAATTTATCCCAAAGACGAAATCCAAGCTTCTTTATTTACCGATCAAGACATTTATTTATGAATTTACCAGAAGGCAGTGACGATAAGGAATTTTGTATTCCTACAGAGATGGTTGATAAGCTCTACGAGCTTTCGGGTGGGGCTGACAAGTATAAAGGTGTTATCATGGCTGTTTCTTCTGAAAATGGGAAGCCGCTTATTTATTGCAAATTTGATTGTGGTATGACAGAATTTGCTTTAACAAAAGCTTTGGAAAATCATTTCCAACATGCATCTAACGAAATAATAGAAGAGGATTAATGATATACAATTTTGAACTAGAAAAACAGTTATTAGCTGGTTTGCTTAAAGAGCCAGAAAGCCTTGCAGAGATTTCTAATTTCATTAGTAATTCAGATTTCTACTCTAAACAAAGCTCTTTGCATTCTGCGATCTTTAGAATCATAAAACAAGCTATCGATGCGGGTGATGAAATTGATGAGATTATAATCGCGCAAAGAGTAAATGAGGTTGGATTATCTTTTGAGGACAACCTCAATCCTTCTGATTATATTAAGTCTTTGTCTTTGAGGAAAGTCCCCAAAGGTAATATCTTAAAGACAGCCAAAGAACTTAAAAAGTATACAATAAGAAGAGAAATACTAGATTCTTCTCAAGAGATAGCTAAGAAGATGAAGAACATAGCTCCAGAATCTTCTTATAGAGATATCATAGAGGTAGCTGACAATGTTTATAATTCTCGAATTAATCTTTACGAGATAGGAAACGACACCCCAGAGAACATTTACGAGGAAATGGAAGCTCTTGTCGAAGAGCGTGGAAATAATCCCGTTACTGAATTTGGCATGATGGGTCCACATGGAAAGATAAATGATATTTATGGCTCTCTTTTAAGAGCTGGTAATATTACAGTTATTGTGGCTCGTTCTGGTGTCGGTAAGACACAGTTTTGTATGGATTACTCTACCAAAGTCAGCTTGAAGTATGATGTCCCTGTTCTGCACTTCGACAATGGAGAGATGAGTAAAGAGGAACTGATCATGAGACAATGCGCTGCTCTATCTGGAGTGCCTATGCATTTACTGGAAAATGGTAAATGGAGGCAAGCTGGACAGGATGTGGTAGATAAAGTCAGAGCTGTCTGGCCTAGAGTTAAAAACCTAAAATTCTACTATTACAATGTCGGAGGAATGGATGTAGACTCTATGGTCAATACTCTAAAGAGATTTTATTATTCGAAAGTTGGCAGGGGTAACCAAATGGTATTTTCTTTCGATTATATCAAAACAACGTCTGAAAATAATGGCAATAAATCAGAATGGCAAGTCGTTGGAGAAATGGTCGATAAATTTAAGAAGTGCGTCCAAAAAGAAATCTTACATGACGGCAACCCTGTTATCCCTATGATTACATCAGTTCAATCCAACAGATATGGTATAACAACCAACAGGACTTCTCAAAATATAGTCGATGATGAATCTATTGTTTCTCTATCAGATAGGATTACTCAATTCTGCTCTCATATGTTCATTCTTCGCAGTAAAACTACAGACGAAGTAGAGATGGAAGGCGGGAGATTTGGAACACATAAACTTATTAATGTAAAAGCCCGACACTTAGGAAGCGATATTGCTGGAGCAGTAGAGCCTGTAAGCATTGGCGATTCTTTGAGAAAAAATGCTATTAATTTAGATTTTAATAATTTTAATATCACAGAGAGAGGAGATCTTAGGGATATAGCAAGAGTTTTAAATGGAGAGGAAGATTTAGACAGTGATGGAATCCAAGAAACAATCCCAGACTTCGATCAATTCTGAAGAATTTCAAGGAATTCTGGAATCAATAGGTTACAGTCTAATAGATTGTGGCGATCATTGGAGAACCCAAGCTCTTTATAGAGATGGAGACAACAACACTGCTGTTAAAATATATAAGAACACTGGTGTTTGGATGGACTTTGTTGAAAACAAAGGGTGCAAACCTTTTGAAGCTTTAATCAGACTTACTCTTAAAGATAATAAACAGACAGAGGAAATTCTATCAAACTCTTCTACAGATAACGTAACTGTTTATCAACCCAAAGAAAAAATTGAAATGGAAAAAATTTACGATGACTCTCACTTAGAGAGATTATTCCCAAATTATAACTTCTATAGCAAAAGAAAAATTTCCGAAGAAACTCAAAAAGCTTTTCAGGTAGGTTTAGCGGGGGTGGGAAAGATGTATAGAAGAATGGTCTTCCCTGTTTATAATGAACACCAACAAATCATTGGATTTTCAGGAAGAAAAGTTGATGACCATAATGATTTCCCTAAATGGAAACATATTGGGAAGCGCAATAATTGGGTTTACCCAGCTTTCAATAAAATGACGGGGGTAGAGGAAGAAATAAATTTAAAAGAAGAAATAATTTTAGTAGAAAGTATAGGTGATGCATTGGCTCTTTACGAACAAAACATTAGGAATGTTCTTGTCATTTTTGGTTTATCTGTTAATAATAACATTATTAATTACCTTAGTAGTAGGCGTATTAATCGGATATATATTTCAACAAATAACGATAACAACAGTGGGGAAAATAGAGGGTTTATTGCGGCCTTAAAAAGTTTTTTGAAATTATCTACCTACTTCGATTTAAGCTCTTTAAGTGTAAAATTCCCACCAAAGCCGTATAATGATTTCGGTGATGCTCATCTAGAGGGATGTGACATTAAGAAATATTGGAATGAAAAATCAATAGATCAAAATGCACAACTAAAATTTATTTGCGATTTTGTTAAAAACAATTCTTCTAGCTTCACTAAAAAAGAAGTAAAAACTGCTCTATTACTTAGTGATGACTGAACCTCAAACACCTCTATCGGCTAGTCGGATTAAGACGGCGCAGTCTTGTTCTTGGTTATACTGGTCGAAGTATAAACTCCATCTTCCAGAAAAAGGAAATGATGGAGCTAGAAGAGGTTCGATATGTCACCTTGTTTTTGAAGTTCTAGGGGTTAAAAAAAGAAAAAAATATTTTAATAAAATAATTAAAACTGAAGATGTTTTTTCTGTCCCCTCTATAAAAAGACTTATCCTTAAACATGCTGTAAAGGAAGGTGTCGATGACAAAGAAAATGTAGATCTAATGAAGGACATGATCTTCAATGGGTTATCTTATGATTTCTTTGGCGGTGATTTATCTAAACCAACAGAGGAATATTCTGAAAAAGATTTCGACATAATCAAGAATGAGGGGGATATCAGTTATAAAGTAAGAGGCTTTATTGATAAACTTTTTTTATACAAAAAAGAAAAATTTGCTCTTATCAGAGACTTTAAAACAAGTAAAGACGTATTCAAAGGCAAAGATCAAACAGATAATTTGCAAGATTTGATGTATAGTCTAGCTGTCAAAAAGCTTTTCCCAAAATACTCAAACAGAGTTAGTGAATTTTTATTTCTAAAGTTTGACTTAGATCCTAACGCTTCTAAATCTGGTGTTGTTAGGATGAAGCCTTTAGACCCTGACGAATTAGAGGGCTTTGAGTTGCAGCTCACAGAGATTCAAAAATATCTTGATAACTTTTCAGAAAGAGATGCTAGATATAATTTCGCAGCGCATCAAGGCTTTCCCAAAGATAGCTCTTTCAGTGGAAAACTTCTTTGTGGATTTGCAACGCGCAAAGGAGAGTTAAAAAAGGATGGTAATCCTAAATGGCATTGCCCAATGAAATTTGATTTTTTCTATTACGAAGTTTATGACAATAAAGGTCAGTTTAAGAAATCTTATTTTGAAGAAGAGTTTTCCGAGGATTTGATACCTGAAGGCGGTTCTTTTGAGCTTCGATATTATCAGGGTTGTCCCGCACATTCTTCTTGACTTCATGGTTTAATTTGGTATCTTACGTTAATGATACCTGTATTCAAGTCCACTTACTCTATCGGGAAGAGCATTCTAACTCTCGATGAAGACGAGATTGAAGGCGGTCCCGATAGCATCTTCACCATATGCGAAGAAAACGACATTAAATCTTTAGTCTTAGTAGAAGACTCTATGACGGGATTTGTAACCGCTCACAATAGATGTAAAGATAAAGATATTGATCTTGTTTTTGGACTTAGGTTGACTTGTTGTAACGACACAAAAGAAGATGACAATTCAGACCATAAGATCGTAGTGTTCGCTAATGATGATGTTGGATGTAAACTGCTTTACAAGATTTATTCTCATGCTCATACAGGTAATGGTAAGGTAGATTTTGCATTTCTTAATTCTGTTTGGAATGATAGTGTCGAATTAATTATCCCTTTTTATGATTCATTTATCTTTAATAATAATTTTCACTTAAGGAAATGCGTTCCTGATTTTGCTAAGATAACACCTACGTTTTGGGTAGAAGAAAACAATCTTCCATTCGATGAGTTACTAAAAGAGAAAGTTATTGCATTCTCTACTAGAATCGATAGACCCGCTAAGAAAGTAAAAAGTATTTTCTACAAGAATAAGAGGGACGTAGAAGCTTTGCAAACATACAAAATTATTTGTAACAGAAACTTTGGGAGACCTGCCACTTTAAGCTCTCCTAATCTAAATCACTTTGGCAGCAATGAATTCTGTTTTGAATCTTACTTAGAAAAACAAAAATGAACGAATCACTACTTAGATTTAACAAAAAGCAAAGATATGTGGTCTTTGATACTGAAACAGAGGGTTTGAACTTGATTACTTCTCGACCTTGGCAAGTCGCTTGGATGGTCGTAGAAGGAGACAGTGTAATTGAGAAAAATGATCTGTTTATTGAGTGGCCTGACTTGGAGGTTTCAGAGGGTGCTGCTAAAATCACAGGTTTTACAGAAAAGGAATACAACAAAAGATGTGAACCCCCTAAACAAGTCTGGGATAAATTTTCTAAAGAATTATATAATCCTGAAAACTTGATAATAGGGCAGAACCTTTTAGGTTTTGATGTTTATATGGTTAATATTTGGAGAAGGCTTATGAATTTACGTGCAGATTATTCTTTTATACCTAGAATTTTAGACACTAAGGCTTTAGCCACAGCTATAGCTAAAGAAATGCCTGTAGTTAAAGATGATTTTATTGGCTGGCAATACAGGTTGTTAAATTACAGAGAAAGAGGTTTAAAAACATCTCAAGCCACTTTATTGAAGAAATATAATATTGACCATGACCCTAAGAGGCTGCATGATGCTCTATACGATATTGAGATGAACTTTAAAGTATTCCGTAAACAATTATTCGATCTTGAGATATGAGTTCTAGCACATTTAAAGGGTATGATACCCCATTTCCAGTTGGGGTGAAACTCCCAGAAATCAAAATACAAAAAAAATATTATGACGAGGTTTCTTGTAAAGACCTGGGAGACAACTTTAAATTCTTAAGGAAGCTTTGCTTTGCGCGTCTTAAAGAGAAAGGAATTCATGAGTTTGAAAACGCTCAAGTTTATTACGATAGATTAAAAGAAGAGTTAACGATTTTTGATGAACTTGGTTTTGTGGATTACATTCTTTTGAATTGGGATATTATTAACTTCTGTAAAGAAAACGATATTCCGACAGGAGCAGGTAGAGGTAGTGCGGCAGGTTCCTTGGTTCTCTATGTCATAGGAGTTACCAATATCGATCCTATTGAATACGATCTATTCTTTGAGAGGTTCGTCTCAAAAAGCAGGGCTAAGAAGATCGAGCATAATGGAGAAGTATTTTTAGATGGTAGTTTATTGGCTGACGTAGATAACGATATTTCCTACGATAGAAGGGCAGAGGTTATTAAATACATCGAAGATAAGTATGAAGGTAAGACATCAAAAATTCTCACCTTAAATACTCTTAGTGGTAAGCTTTGCATGAAAGAGTGTGGTAAGATTATAGCTGAACTTTCTGAAATGGAGGTTAATCAAATAAGTGATACAATCCCTAAACATTTTGGCATCGTAGCTAAATTAGATACAGCATATCAAGAGAGCGAGTCTTTCAAATCTTACGCTGATAAACATCCTAAAGTATTTAATATAGCTAAAAAATTACAAGGATTGAATAAAAATACTGGAGTCCATCCTTCTGGGATTTCTATTTCATATTATGATTTAGATGGGATTATGCCACTTCAGAAAACTAATGATGATTCTTTAATTTCTGGTTACGATATGAATGACGTAGCTAGCCTTAGTGTCAAATTTGACATTCTAGGTCTAAGAACTCTTTCTGTTGTCCATGATGTTTGCAAGCAAGTGGGCATAAACGCTTCGGACATAGATATTAACCATGAAACTATTTATGCTGCTTTATCCTGTCTCCGATCACCTCAAGGTCTTTTCCAGATAGAAGCAGAAACAAACTTCAAAGTTTGCAAGCTAATAGCTCCTCAAAATCTAGAGCAATTGTCTGCCGTGGTAGCTATAGCAAGACCTGGAGCTTTAGATTTCAAGGATAATTATGCTACTTATGTAAGAACTGGGGATTTCCAGTCTGTTCATGAATTCTTTGATGATATTTTGAGCTATACTGGTGGTATTCCGCTCTATCAAGAGCAACTTATGAAGATGGCTGTAAAGGTTGGCTTCACTCTAGACGAAGCTGAACAACTAAGAAGAATTGTTGGCAAAAAGAAAGTCGATCAAATGCCAGCTTGGAAGGCCAAGATTGAGGAAAAAATTATTTCCAACAAATTAGATAGTGCTATTGGTGATGTTCTTTGGAGAGTCGCGGAGGATTCTGCTAATTACTCATTTAACAAATCTCACTCTATCAGTTACGCTCACTTGGCTGCTATAACTGTTTACTTAAAATTTACATACCCACAAGAGTTCTTTTTGAGCTTATTAAAGTTTGCTAAATTTGAACCTAACTCTCATGAGGAAATAGCTAAAATCTCTCAAGAGCTTTCTCATTTCGATATTAAGCTTTTACCACCAGATTTAAATAAGTCTGATATCGACTTTAAGATAGAGGGTAAAAATATTAGGTATGGATTAAATTCTATCAAAGGCGTATCCACTAAAGTTTTACAATCTTTGCTTGATTTTAGGGAGGAGTCTTTCTCCAATAAATATGAAATATTTTTGTCTGCAAAACAAGCAGGTTTGAATATAGGAACTTTATCAGCTTTAGTTCAAGCGGGTTTACTAGATTCTTTTGTCAAAAGCAATCGTCCTAGATTAGTCTTAGAGGCTCAAACATTTAATATTTTAACAGATAGAGAAAAGAGAAATTTTGTAGCCCTTGGGGAGAGAGATGATTATGACATAATTAACTCCATTCATAATGCTAAAAAGGGAGATATCGTTGGAGATGATAACAGAAAGCTCTTTTCAGAGAAAAGATTCAATACATTTCGTAAAAAATATCAGCCATATAAAGATATTTACGAGATGAACAAAGAGCATATAAAATACGCTAATTGGTTTTTCGAAGAGAAATTGTTGGGCTATAGTTATTCTCACAATATTAGAGAAGTGTTTAGTTATGAAGACGATTTTAATTCCGCAGACGATGTTAAGGAGCTTGGAGACCGTGCTAATGTAAAATTTGTAGGTGTTTTGACTGATATTATGCGTAGAACTAGCAGAAATGGCAATAAATATGCCCGTTTAACTATGCAGGACGAAGGGGGAGTTCTAGAAGGTTTATTTTTAGATGGTAGTAGAGATGCTAGACTGACAAATTATTTAGATTCTGGAAAAAAATTACCCAAAAAGTCAGATGTCGTGATAATATATGGCTCTAAGGGAGATGATATTGTTTTCATCGACAAGATTTTTCCCCTAAAAGACAAAATCTACATGAAGTTATCTGAACTTAAATAGTGTAAAGAATTATGATGGGTCTAACCGATTTCAATTTAACACCCAAAGCAAAAAAGGGACTTAAGGATTCGCAAAAATTTGCAGAAGCTAATGGACATACTCTAGTAACAACAGCTCACCTAGTTTATGGTTGTATGATGAATATATCTGACAGTTGCGCTGTCAGGTTGAAATCTCATGATTTGCACGTAGTAGGCAAGAAATTTATTAAGCTGTTTAAAAAATACGCAGCTCAAAATAAAGAATATTTTCAAGCTTCTAAAGGCCAAGGAGGTTGGCATGAAGATGTAAATGAAATTATATTTTTTGCTAGAGATTTTTCAGATAACTTTGATAGTTACTTTATAGGAATTGAACATATTCTTTATACCATTTTAGACATGGAGGGTCATTTCATAGAATATATGAAGAGTAATGGTATCGATACTATACATGCCAAAGATATTATCGAAACGTATATTCTTGAGACAAGTATTCCTCCTACAGATCAAATAAAGAACGCATTGACTGACTCTGGGAGATTAGACATAGAAGGTAAAATGAAAGCTCGCAGTAAAAACGAACTTTCAGAGGATTCATTATCTAATTTAACAAAATATTGTATTAACTTAAACGAAAAATTTGTTACGGAAAAAACCTCTCTTATCTCTGGCAGAGATCGTGAGATACATGAATTAGTAGAGATTTTATCTAAAAAGAATAAAAGTAATGCTATCTTAGTCGGAGATGCAGGTGTAGGTAAAACTGCTATAGTAGAGGGTCTGGTGCAAAAAATAATTAACCAAGAAAGCCCCCCTCACATGTCTTTAATGCAGATTTATTCTGTTGATATAAGCGCTATGGTAGCTGGCACAAAGTATAGGGGAGAGTTTGAGGAAAGATTTAAATCTCTCATCGCAGAAGTGGAGAAAGACTCTGGTATCATTTTGTTTTTTGACGAAATACATACAATAATAGGAGCGGGGAATTCTGAAGGTGCAGTCGATGCTTCTAATATGCTCAAGCCAGCTTTAGCGAGAGGAGATATTAAATGTATTGGGGCTACGACCTCTCAAGAATATAAAAAATGCTTTGAGAAAGATACT